CCCCACGCCTGTGGAGAGGCTCCCGGACGATGCCCGGTTCTCCACGCGGCGAGTCCCCTATTGTAGACCGTCTTGAGAGTCTTCAAAGGCACGCCAGTAGCCTTAGCAATTTCAGGGAGAGATTTGACCCCTGGGTACATCTTTCTAAACTTTTGCGTGTAGGAAGAAGTCTTTGTTTTCTGTCCCTTGTCCGTCTTGAAATCTTTGTAGTCCCGTTTGAGCATCTTCTTGTAGCGAGTCTCGACCTGACCCAAGGTGGTGAGTCCCCTGAAATATTTGAGGGGTGCGTAGATCTTACCTTCAGATTTACGCAGTTCCCCAACCTTCTTGGTAATCTGAGCATCGCTCAGAGGCATCTTACTTTTCCCTGAGAAATTAGTCCTCGTCATCCTGTATTACACAATTACCAGAAACGAGTGTGTAATCAATTTCACAATCGTCTAAAATACATTCACCTTGTACATTTGTTCTATAAAAACCATTGGGATCCTTTTCCCCTTCTGGTTCACATATTTGACCACTCAGATCTTCTATACAAGCATCCTTTTCTTCAGATAAAACATGACCAGTTTTACAGGTATCAATAATACATTTACCTAACACATTCGTCATGTAATTTGCTTGTACATCAACATTCGCGTCAGGTTGGCAAGGTTGTCCACTTAAATCGAGTGTACACTTGTCTTCGTACAATGTGTATCCGGGGTAACATTCTACAAAAGTACATTTAAGGTCTTTATTATACTGATATAAAGCCTTTTTGTCACTACCTTTACACATATCATCTTCTCTTTTTATATAAAAAAGTTGATAAGATGTTAAACCTATAAGAGATGATGAACAAAAACACATCATGAGTGCAAATATAATAAAAAAAGGATCTTCTGAACCCATTATCTACTTTACATTGAGATATTTTGCAGCCACTTTAATATTTGGAAACAGACGATCCCCCAATTTCACGCGGCCTGTGTTTGGATTGTAGTACCCCTTGTATCCATTGAACACAGCCTTGTGTGATTCACCCATATAAAAAATAAGAGATATTTTAAATCAGGATGGGTCTCTCAATTATCATGGGAAATATGTTTTCGGGTAAAACATCGGAACTTATCCGGAGACTAAAACGATTGAAGGTTATCAATAAGCAAATTATCGTAGTGAATTCTGCGAAAGATACACGTTCTCCGGAAGAAGTTTTGAAAACACATGATAATGTAAAATTTAAATGTTTCAAGGTGTACGATCTTTACGATCTCATGGACAAGAGTGCGTTTGAAGATGCCGAGATTATCGCCATCGATGAAGCACAATTTTATCCAAACCTCAAAAAGTTTGTAGAATCTTGTCTAGACATGGGGAAGGATGTCATCTTGGCAGGTTTAGATGGTGACGCATTTCAGAGAAAATGGGGGGAACTCTTAGATTGTATTCCAATGGCCACGGAAGTTACAAAGCTATCGGCTTTGTGCATGCGTTGTGGTAACGGAAATTTGGGACCATTCACTAAGCGTACAGTAGAAAATACAGAACTCGAACTTATTGGTGGGAGTGATATGTATGAGGCGGTGTGTCAGAAACATCTGTGAACATCTAAAATCAAAACAACTCTACGCCCCGTACCAGTTTTCATAACTTCGTGGTATCTCGCGTGATCAAATAGAAAGTCTTCCCCTTCACGATGTTCGTGTGATCCTCTCTCAGTATATAAGGTACAATCTCCACCACCTTCTATAGTGATATGATATCTGAGCAATAAATTAGTTTCGGCACGATGTGGTGGAATGACCATTGGCTCATCCATCACAGCAAATAATGCCGTCTCTTCGTGAATAGATGGTATTTGACCAATTAAACTCTTAAGGAGTGGGAAATCCTCAGCCTTGTAAAAATAATACGCGTCATTTTTATCAAACCACGGGTCGGCTTCGTGGAAGAGGTATTTTTTGGCCGTCTTTGAAACTTCGTTGAATTCTTGACGAATCTTTTCAAAGTGTGCTTTTACGAGCCAGAGACCTGGGTGGTCATTCACTCGATACTGGGATGACCAATTGATAAGGTCGATAAGTGTGTTTCGCATACCAATCAGGGGACGTTTCGGGTTTGCAAAATACAGACGATCCACTGGTGCCTTCAGGTAGTCATGAAGTACCAAGACCATTGGGATCAATAGAAACGACCACATTATTTTCTCGGTAGATAATAAAAATGCCAGGTTACGGCAAGCGAATGGAAAAGTATGCCCCCGAGCCCACCGAAGAGGTTAAGACTCTCGAGAAGCGTTTCGTCATGCCCAAGGTGACCATCGTTCAGATTGTTCTCATCGCCATATTCATCGCCTACGCCTTCATGGCTCGTAAGATGAATGGTGCTGTCACGTTTACGATTGCCCTCGCCATCACTCTCCTTCACATGTATGATCACCTTTACCGTGTACAGCGTGGTGAGGAGCGCTTCTTCCTCTTTCCCAAAAAGGAGAAGTACGGCTGCATGGCGTGCAAAAATTAAATACTCGTAAAATATAAGTATGCGCGTCAAGATTGTGAAGAGCCCTGATCGTAAAAAGAAATTCAGGGCAATTTTAGAAGACGGCAGGACTGTTGACTTTGGTGCAAGTGGATATTCAGACTACACCAAACACAAGAATCCTTCACGTATGCGTTCGTATGTACTCAGGCACGGTGGTCGAGTACCGAAACGAATAATAGCGGAGAGAGATCCAGAGCGAATTCACAAAATGATGCTCGATGTCACATCGAGTGATAAAGAAGATTGGAAGAAAAGTGGTATCGACGGGGCTGGTTTTTGGTCCCGTTGGTACCTCTGGGGTCATCCGACCTTCGAAGGTGCGAAGAAAATTATTTCTAAAAAGTTCGGTTTAAGTTTCGTTTAAGATTCTCCAGTTTTTCGAAGAAACGTATCATAGTTCCAAGGCGTTCGTAAAGTTCCTCACCGAGATAATACTCTACGAATTCCTCAGCTGTTGAGAAGAAAATCAAATCTCTGTCATATTCTCGCACTGCTTTGACGTAGCATTTCAAAACGGAATATGCTTCATCAACACTATCACCGTCCCATTCCAGGAGAATCTTTTTGACATCATCAAGTTGTAGTTCTTCTACTGTTTCGTATGTGACACACTCTTTAGAGATATTCATTAGTTTTTCCGCAGTGTCATCTCCTATGTAGGATTTAACAATATCATCTGCTGAACGATATCCTGAAGTAGTCCACACCATCTGATCGTCTTTGATATTCATCTCGTCTAGTGCTCTCGTAAAATCTTTCATTATAGAGACCGCATTTTTTACATTTACACCACTCATTACCCAATCATCCGACAAATTCTTCAGTTCTTTGAGTCTGGACTTTTTCACAAAGTAAGGACCAGTCTTTGGGAAAAAGCTGAGGATGAATGATATCATCTAGTTCATTTAGCTAAGCCTTTCTTTTTTAAGCTGGCTTTTAGTTCAGCCATAAGTGCGGCACGCTTTGTATTTATGACAGGTTTCTTGCCTTGGGCTGGAGGTGGAGGTGGTGGGGGAGGGGGAGCTGGGGCGCGACCACTCGGTACGACGACTGACTGACATATGCGAATAACTTTCTGTGCATTCTTCACACTGTTCTCAAAGTTCATGGTAATCTTGGAACGAAGTTCTTTAGCAGAAAGCTTCACACGTTTACCACCAACATCTTTCGTCACACGGAGACCTAATTTTTTAGCTTTATTTTTTAAGTCCTTGTATTGCATATACTAATAACTAAGAAAATCCTCAAACGTCACTAAATCTCTATCTTCGACGAGAAGTGCAAACTCCAAGTCTGTATCAGTCAGTTCTTGAATCGGAATTTGAGATTCCATGAAAACTCGTTGTAGATATATGTCTCGATCATCGAGATACGTGAGAATGGATGTAATATCACCATTAGACAAGGTTTCAATTGCTTCACAAAATTTGTGCTCTGAAAACTCGCCATAATCGAGAATCTTATCTCGAATGAAATATTCTTCAGGTTCTCGGGGATCTTGACTGATGTCATTGGCGAGATAAGTACATGTCATAAGAACGTGAATACCTCCACATATCCTTTTTATAAATTCTTTCTTGGCGGGTGTGATGTTCATTTTATACTTATTTTTTAGTCGTTACATTATCCACTTAGACTTCAAAATGATATTAAATGATAAAATGTCACGATATCTTCATTGTTGATCATCTTAACAATCTTTCGATCATCTTTGGTGAACATGAGTGGATTTGGTGATGCTAATGTGTACGCACGACTCAATGTTACACCAATGTGATCGAAATATAATAATAATGATGTCAAATTTTTCGAATCCAACACGTCCACAGCCATCTTAAATTTTCCAGACGAAAATTCATATGTACCATCTTGATTAAGACTGAATAGTTGTTTTTTTATAAACTTTTCCATTTCATTTTGGGGTTCCACACCTATTTGTTTTACGCACCCCAATTGTTCCATCAAGTCACAAACACCATGAGCAACCTTTTTTATGAATGTGCGCTTTTCTGGTATCATACTTATTACACATACTATTATATGACAAAATTAGAAGAACTCGTACATGAAGTTTTACTTCCACGAATCGTACAACTCGAGATTGAAGTCGCAGCGTTACGAAAACATACCTGGCCTTATGTACAAGCGCAGAAAGAACATAATCAGCTTGACGACATCGAGGCTAAGAGGGATTTTGTCAAAAGTCTCGATGATGACACTGTAAAAGAATTGCTTAACATGAAGGCGAAATTTTCGGAAAGTTCAGGACTCCAGAAGAGTGAGTATAGTTCTTTAAAAAATCATTTTTGTTAAAAGAAATCGTCAGTGCGGTACATTGTGACATCAAACGAACCAGTCTTACCAGTCACCGAGACGGATTCATTTCCATAGAGTTCCTGGCATCCGATATCATCTATACAATCACGTCCACCATGGGATACAGGAATTGGATACAGGTTCTCACCACCGGTCGTGGTATAGTAATGGTAACGGTCGCGGCGACCTCGAACCTCCTTACCATATAAGGGAAGTGTCTCTCCACTATCACCTACGAGAATCCCCATCTGTTGCATGTGACCGGGTTTGTATTGTTTGATGGGTGGTCCTCTAAATTCTGGTTCGCGCCTGATATCCTGTGTATGAACAGGACGAGGAGGTGGAACCATAACAGGAACTTCAACTGGGACTTCAACGAGTTGGGGGTTGTACCACATGTAACCAATCACTGCTACGAGTACGACGAGCGTCACCCATAGAAGTTGGGTCTTTGTCTTGTTCTTCATTTACTATAGTTAAGGAAAATCTTTTACTTAAAGCTATGAAGGTGTTGGCAATAGATATTGGCTATCACAACATGGGTATGGTTTTGGCCAAGTCCGAATCGGGTCCGAAAATTGAAGTTGAATATATAAAGAAAGTAAATCTCGAAGATTACAAATATATACAAACGAATGACTTTGTAGATCTTATTCCTTTATTTGTAGAAGATCATCGAGAAATTTTCGACGCAGCTGATAAGATACTCATAGAACGGCAACCACCTGGAGGGTTTACAAATATTGAAATTCTATTACATTACATGTTCAAAGATAAAGTGACTTTAATTTCACCTGTGAGCATGCATACACATTTTGGCATGAGACATCTGGACTATGACCAGAGAAAGGAACGAACTGTTTCAATAGCTGAAAAATACATAGAAGATGACATTCCATATGAAAGAAAACACGATATCGCGGATGCGTTGTGTATGGTTGTGTACGACAATTTTAAGTCATGCGTACATTTTTTCGACAAGTTCAAATATTTTGCCAGAGTATAATATATGCCATCTGCGAAACAAATCCAGAACGCAAAGAAAAAATTAAAGGTCACACCCAAACCCAAAGGTAACGCACCAAGAATTCCCAATCGTCTCACTTACATCGTCATCGCTGCGGATCCCAAAGTCAGTCGAGATCGGGCATTTCTGAAGACCGTTCGAGAGTACATGAAGAACACTCCCTCCTCAAAATCATTAAAGCGTTAGCCGTACTCTCAAACATATCGAAAATTTCACCCGTATTTCTTCGTTTAATGGCTGCACGAAGTTTCCCCAAGTTAAAATCGAACGACTCACACTCTTTTTTAGCTTGTTCATCGTGTTTCTTTTTTTGTTCTTCAATCTTTTCAATTTTTAGATCAATTTCTTTGATTGCATTTTCAACTGATGCATCCAAGTTTTCAATTTGTTCACGATAATAATCACCTTGTTTTCTGAGAATCTCACTTTTCAGTTCAGATGTAGTGCGTTCAATTTGAGCATTATTCCGATCGAGTTTTTCTTCGAGATACTCCAGGTTGTAAAGATAATTTTGCTTGCACACCTCCTTGATGTTATTAAGTCGGGCAATTTCGCTGAGAAGTTTGACGTCCATTGTATATTAGTTTATCTTTTTAGCTTTAAACACTTTACTTAGGTCTTTTATGAAAGAGTCAAAATGTCCAAGTCGATATTGAACAAATGCCCATAGCACGAAGAAAAGTGTCTTCGTCAGGCGGTTAATATCGTTCTCTTCCATTTTATAGATTGGTCCGACTACACGTCCCATAAACGTCTCGTCCTTTTCTTTTCCAGTCATGAACATTTCTGCCTGCGTTAAAGCGCACGTGTCATCGTTTACAGACCAGTGATAAAAAATGAAAGGAATCACCATCGAATAGAATTCGAGCTGTCTACGATCATTCAGAAATGGTACCACAAGTATCCACAAAAGAAAAATCAAATGAATAAGAAATATTATATTCATTTACTATAAGATGAGTGAAGAAATTAATATGGAAGATAAATGGAATGAATATCACGAGAATGTCTTGCGTCAGTGGGGCGAGGCGTCTGCGTGTTATAGATACATGCATCACAGAGGGTTTTTACTCTATAAGAGGTTAAGTCTGCGTTTTAATCTACCGGTCATCGTACTTTCTACAGTGACTGGAACAGCAAACTTTGCTCAGACTTCGTTTCCCGAAAGTATGCAGAGCACTGTACCCGCAATCATTGGTGGTATGAACTTAGTGGCGGGTCTCATTGCCACGATCATGCAGTTCCTAAAGATCAACGAACTCCGTGAAAATCATAGAACAGCGGCGTTAGCTCATGGTGCGTTATCGAGGAACATTCGTCTTCAGTTGTCACTTCCCCGCGAAGAACGAAAGAAAGAAGGTCTTAAATTCGTCGAAGAGTGTAAGGCTGAATATGACCGTCTCATTGAACAGTCTCCCCCCATTCCCAAGAATATTCTTTTGTCTTTTGAGAAGGAGTATCCCATCGATGGTGTGTTCACGAAACCCGAAATACTGGGTGTACGCCCCATTCCACATCTTAAGTTACCGAAAACTATAGAGCCTATACGAGCAATGACACAAGATACACCCTTCGAAAAAGTGGGACAATATCTCTCTAAAGAGGAGGAGTCCGAGGAAGAGGAGGTGGAATCTGAAGAAGAGTCAGACGTCGAGCAAGGTACACCAAAAGAATAAACATCGTTAAATTGGTCAAAATACTACATGCAACGTATGGTACAATTTTCCTTTTTAAAGGTTCTACGATACGTTTATGAAGTGCGTCATTTTCGAGCACCAAATCTATGGCCTGAGTAGTAAGATCATCGATGGACTCCTTCATTAAAATAGTTGAGCAAAAAAAAGATCCCGTTGTGACGACAATACATACGAAACAAATTGATCTCATTCGTAAGTACATCCGTGAAAGGAAGAATGTCTTCATATGTGGGCCGCCAGGTGTTGGCAAATCCTATATTCTCAAAGCAGTGTTACAAGGTTTAAATCATGTCGAGTTACAGACAGAACATTTGAAAAGTAAATCACCATTTTTACAATTCATTAGACCTTCGACAAAACATGTATTTATCGAAGACTATGACCCTGTGTTTAAACCGATAATTGAAAAGATTTCAGATGGTGATAGAATTTCTCGTGGATGTTTATTAGTGACTACTACAAATATGTGTATGTATCCAAATTTTGAGACTGTTTTCATACCAAAACATAAACCGGAAATTCTCATGAAACTTACTGATGAGAGGGGGTCTAAAGTAGAATATGCAGCCGTTCGTGCAAATGGAAACATACGAAATTTTTTTACATATTTGGAAGGATATGATGAAATGGATGATTTCCAAACACCCAAAGATTTTATTGCAGAAGTACTATCAGATTCTGGCCCGGTTCAAATTTATGATAGTATTTCCGAACATGGTCACATATGGGACATTTTTCAAGAAAATTATCTAGATTCAAAAGATGTAGATATTATAAAAACTTCAAGGTCATTTTCTGATGCAGATATGTATGATACCAAAATGTACTCACACGGTGAGTGGATTCTCATGCCATATTTTGTACTACATGCACTCACGATTCCGAAAGCATCACTCGGTGAACCACTCGTCAAAGATAAAATCAGACCTGGTAGTTGTTGGACTAAGTTTGGAAACTACAAGATGCGAAAACAAAAGTTCGAAGAAATAAAAAAGAAATCGAGAACAGGACTAGGTATAGAAGAGTTGTGTCTGTTGAAGAAATATGCGGAAAATGGCAATTTGAAACCACTCTTAGAATATTCTATAAGTTCACAAGATTTCGATGTTATCAATCATCTCGCAGTTGGAAATGGCTTAAAATCAAGAGATGTTATGAAAGTAAAGAAAGCATTGAAAAATGCCCTCGGATGATGAAAAAGATCACGATGAGAATGAGTGTGTAAAAGTTGTCGGAAATGAGATTCTCTTCTATGGTGACATCGATCGTGAAAATGCATTGGAATTCGTTGAAAAGTTTAAGAAGTTGGAGATTGAACTTCTAAAGAAAATGGCTGAACTTGTTGGATACGAACCTCAAATTAGAGTACACATCATGAGTGATGGTGGTGATATCTTTGCGGGTCTAAACATGATGAACGTTCTGGAACGTTCGAGAGTGAAGGTTATCACAATCGCACAAGGTTCGTGCTGTAGTGCGGCTACATTCGTGTTCTTGGGTGGATCGGAGCGTCGCATGGGTCGTAATGCATACCTTCTGATTCACCAAATTTCCACTGAATTCTGGGGAAATTTCCAAGAACTCAAGACAGAAATGAAATCTACTGAAAAGTTTATGAATATGCTCAAAAAAATGTACCTCTCTAAAACCAAAATTCCCGAGAAGAAATTTAAACGACTCATGAAAAAGGATATTTATCTGACACCCGAAAAGTGTATCAAGTATGATATCGCTCACGTCGTTGACTAATCGTTACTGCACGGTTATACAAACCAAGAATGCATATAACTATAAAAATAATACATAACGTATTTAAATTCATTGGTACTACTGTAGCATCCGGAGGTTTGAGTCGTTCCATTCTACCATAATTTACAACTGGCAAGTTAGACATCTATTTAAAGTTGAGAATTTAAATATACATAGAATGGAACGTCTTATAAAAAAGGATAAACATGGAAATGAAAGATTTACAGACATCAGAGTTGAAGATTTGAAAGATGGAACTGCTGACATCGTGAAATGTACAGGTGTCGTCGGAACAGATAAAGTTTCGGTATCTCGTTTAAATGTAAAAACTGGTTATGAAAAAGCTCTTATGAGAGCTCGGACGATGTGGAACAATGAAAAGGTCAAGTGTACTCAAATTCTTCCCATGTTAGCTAATAAATGGGAAGATCGTGAGAAATATATCACAGAACCATTTTACGTTCAACCAAAACTAGATGGTGTTCGATTACTCGTTTCTAATAAAGGTTGTGTTTCTCGAACTGGTAAACCCGTCGAAGGTGTCGAACATCTAGGACGAGGTCTCAGGGATGGTGAGTATCTAGACGGTGAGTGTTACGCTCCCGATAAAACATTCGAAGAAATTACCAGTATTTTCAAAATGAATCCAAAAGATTTAGAGTTTCATATATTCGATTATTTTGACACGGAAAGACCCCACCTCACTTTTGAAGAACGAAAAGAATATGTCACGGTGGATACATTTCTCGCGAAGAAAAAGTCTGATGTTCAAGGGTATCACGATATGTTTGTGAATCAAGGGCATGAAGGTATTATGATTCGAGACGCTTCGAGTACATATGAAATTGGAAAACGAAGTAATTACCTTCTTAAATATAAGGCTTTTCAGACGGAAGAATATGTAATTGTAGATGTCAAGGAGGGGACGGGACGTGAGAAGGGTACGGCAATTTGGGTGTGTAAAGTGGGTGAGCAACATTTTTCAGTGAAACCGGAAGGAACTCTCGAAAAAAGAAAGGAATATCTAAGAAATAAAGAGAGATATATCGGCAAACAACTGACAGTTCGTTATCAAAATCTAACAGCTCTTGGTATCCCACGTTTTCCCGTTGGTGTGGCAATTAGAGATTATGAATAATATTAAGATATATAAATGAACAGAGTGGCGATTGACATTGATGAAGTCTTGGTCAATTTCTTGTACCCCATGGCAAAGCACCATAATAAAAAAATCAGGAAACCCAAATACAATTATGTATATCGTGAAATTTTTGATATTGACGAGGTGACATCACAAAAAATGGTTCAAGATTTTTACATGTCGAGAGATTTTTCGAAGTTGACGCCAATCAAAGGTGCACAAAAAGCTATGTATGACATTCGTTGGAAAAGTAAAAAAATGTATGTCGTCACAGGGCGCCAAGATTCTGTTCGTGAAGAGACGGAACTTTGGATCGATCACTACTTTCCGGGTATTTTTGACGATGTGATTCTCACAAATAGTTATACCCCAAACGAAGTGAAGAAGTCTGATATATGCCGGGCTCTGAATATAGGTCTCATCATTGATGACAATAAGGGAATATGTGATGAATGTATTGATTCGGGAATTCAAGCATTCAATTACATTGGTGATGAAGTGTATCCATGGTGCGAAGAGAGTGAAATAAGTATAAAGGAGTGGAAAGACTTAAAGCTATAATGTATGC